AAATCATGCCGGGCGCGTCTTTTGAGTACAGGCATGTCAAGGGACATACCCGCAACCCGGCGGCAAGATCGTGGGTCAACCGGTGGTGTGACAAGCATGCCCGCCATTACATGGAATTGGAAAGGAAGCTTAAGACATGACGAGTGTAACCACGCCCCCGTCCTTTCATGAAACCTACGATTGGTGCGGGCCAGTAGACTACGTTTCCAATCTCACACTCGGGTATGATATCGGGCGATTGTCCGGCGCAAAAAACGTAATCTTGGCTACAGATTTCAATCCCAAATCAGAACCACTATTAGCGGCGCTGATTACCGGGCTCAAAGCGGCGGGTGTGTACGCGGCTACCAACACCGCCTGTCTCAAAGAAGAATTGGTACATCAAGTCGGCACAAGCTATTGCGACCTCGGTATCTATGCGTCGGGTGAGATTGAACTCGGCGGGCCTGCCGGATTGCAACTGATCGGATATATGGGCGAAGCGGTATCCGATGACCTGATCAAAGCTCTTAAGGAGCCGTCAAAAACGGCAGCCCCTCCCGAGGTTTCTGATAACCCGGTTGCCGCGCCCATGGGGACGCCCAATCAGGGCTTTATAAAGTACATGGCGGACTGTCTTGAAGTCTATGGAAACTGGCCACCAGAACAGGGGAAGCACACGGTAATGCTTGATCCGGGCAATACCAATGCCGGGCAGGTGTTCAACGGCATCGCCAAGGCCCTGAAGCTGCCCGATAACATCCAGTGGTACACGGTGCGCGACGTAACCGGCATGTTCTCCGACAATCCGAACCCTTTTTCAGTGGCGCGGGAAGCCAACATGCGCACGGCCATGCTGGCCATGGACGCGGATATAGGACTTGCATGGAGTGGGGATGGTCAGCGTCTTCGGGTCTATTCAAAAGGGGCACAGCCCATAGCCCCTGTCTATGTCGGTGGGCCTCTGACTGCCATAACCTTGCAGGCTTTTAATAACGAAACCATCGTAGCTGACGAGCGCCTAGTTTATCTGTTAGTGTGTATGGTCAGCGATGCAGGCGGCGAACTCGCATTCGAACGGGCGGACAGCTTGAGTATACGCCGAACCATGCAAGAGGACAATGCGGCGTTTGGTATGACTGTAGACGGGCGTTATCTGTTTCGACAATGCTATTGGAATGAAAGCGGGATGTTGGCCGCGTTCTTGGCTCTGCATTTCAGCTATTGCGCCGCCGGGTCTATTACCGCTGTCGTAGACCACCAAATGAAGCTATGCTCAGTTCATGGCCCGATCATCAAAGACGTGTTTGACACAGAGCATACTTTGTCGCGTTTGAATTATTTCTTCGACACGGATACGTCCTCTTCGAAGTATCGTGTCGCGCGGGATGGTCCAGTGCTGGTGGTTCGATCCTTGACGCAAGACTTCGATTGGCGGGCGGTATTTACGGCGCGCGAAAACAAGATCGAAATCTATATGGAAGGCATAAACAAAGCGGACCGCCCTTTTCTGGAAGAGGTCGCGGAGACGATACTCTCTTATATGGACTGACGCGCAAAAACACAGGAAACCCATTACAAGAAAGGATAGAGACCCATGACCTCCATGAAGAGCGATTTACTCGATCTGAGCCTGAGTCTGCATGTGGAAACACAAAAGGCGGTTCTAGTATCCGATACAGGCGACAAGGCCGACGCGGTATGGCTGCCCCTGTCTCAGATCGAACTCGAAAAGACAGCGCCGGGCGTCTATACCATCACGTTACCCGAATGGTTGGCCGCTGAAAAAGGACTGATATGATGAAACCATTCCTGACAATGGAAGGCCACGATGCGTTGAGGCTTATTCGAGTAGACCCGATGCACCTGACAAATCAGGCGGGCGTGACCTATCTGACAGACCGGACATACCTGACAGACATTGTGGTGTCGGGCGCTAATAACGCACCAATCCGTTTATTGTGGCGCGGTCCATCCGAAGACTGCGAATGCCCCGAAGAACTATGGTACATCGAAGGGCTGATCTACCTCATACATATGGAAGAAGAGGGGCCCTGCGATATGTTCGTATTTACCGGGGACTCGGAACACGAGAAAAACCCGAGGGCCTCTTCGTTGGATCATTTGCGCGCGGCGATGTTCAAGTGGCACGCGGAAATCATGGCTAGCCGTGAAGCGTAAGGGGCTTGCCCGCTCATGCACTCCATTCATGCATTCCATTCATGCACTCCATTCAAGCGATTTCTAGTGAACGCAAGTGCACTCAAGCGCATCCAAAGACAGTCAAGTGTCCTCAAGAGCAAGCGGGTATACTCGGGAAAAGTCAGACAGACCCAAGGCCCCTTTTCAGTGCCCCGACCACCACGGACCCGGATATGACTCATAGCCCCCATATAAGGCCCTCACAGGCCCCTTTTACAGCCTTCATAGCCCCCCATGGCCCAGCAGTAACAAGGGCCTTACAGGGGCACCACAGCGGCCCTATGGCGGGCCTTACAGCGTTGGAGTGAAGCCTATGAGCCTGCCCCCTGATCATGACAAAAAGGCTGATACGCCGCCCCACACCGTAACCATGACCGTTACGCCCGGCGAAGCATTGAAAGGCCCAGTTGCACCCAGTCTTAAAGTGATCATGGGATATATTGCGGAGCATATGGCGCTTATAGCCGACAGCACAGCTACTGCGCCCATTAAATCCCCGGATTTAGTAGAGGCCGATACCGATGAAGAGTACGAGCCCCCGGACTCCCTCATAGAACAGGAAAGCAAAATATGGGTATCGCCGGATGAGTCGCCGGATGAGTCGCCGGATGAGTCGTCGGGGGAATAGGGCGCTGGACCTCAGTGAACTTGAGTTCACTAAAGGGGTTGACAAACGCTTATATGGGGCTTAAGTTAGGGATAACACCACAACCCGACTTGGAGCTTTCGAAAATGAAAAACTATAAACAACCACGCATAGCCGCTCCCGCGCATAAAGCTGTCAAACACCCTGCCGCGTTTGCCCGTGAAATAATGCGCTGGAAAGGCTGGGCCGTGTTTCAATGCGAAGACTATTACGACAAGGGACGGCGGGCCTACATCGCTGTACACGAGGATACGCGGGAAGAGCGTCACTTTGACGTAACCAGCCTTTCCCATGTCCACCACGACCGGCAGATGTTCCGCGACCTGATCGACCTCGGCTTTCCGACACGTTCGGCGGCGGGAACCATTCGGCCCCTGACTGCAAATGATATTGAAACGCTCAAAGCCCCCCGGCCTAACCACCAACCAGCAAAGGAGTCCTGAAGATGGATACCAACACTTATCTGATCGACACGGCGGAAACTGCCCGTCTGATCGCGCAAACCGAAGAGACCATCGCGCGTGTGAATTTCCGAGTGGATATGTTTGAAACCATGATGATGGCAGGCGTCTTCCTGATCGGCTTGATCGTGGCCCTGTTCCTCATGTATCGCTTGATCCGCTATGCCGTGATCGGCCATGCCGAGCATCGGGCGGTCAATACCATCAATGATGCTTTCAGCGAACGCCTGAAGCGTCTTGATACCTGATCATCCGAGTAGCACTGGGAGTACGCCATGAACACCAATATCACCCTTACCAAAGAGGCGCTTACACGCATGTTGCGGGATGCCTACACGGACGGGCGCGAAGACGGGAGCCTTGAAGGGCCGGACGCCACCGCTGTCTCCGATGCGGTTTGGAATGACAGCGTAACGAAAGACCGGCTGGACGCCGCGCTTGAAGAGGTGCGCAATGGCAAACGAGTTCTGATCTGATCGAAAGGATCGGCATGATACAAGATCGACCGATGAACCCGAGAACTGAAAAGAAGGTTGCAAGCGCGCGTGATCGGGGCGCTGTAATGGGGGCTGAAGCCCGGCGGGCCTCTACTGTCAGCGTGACCCTGCCGAAACCGCCATGGGAACTTAATGAGGTATCTACCGATGGACCAAACGAACCAGCCAATCAAGACGGAGATAATGGAACGATTGGGGCAGATCGCACTCAACCCCACTCATTACGGGGATGATGTCGAAGTCGTATTTCCGAAGAACGGCGGCTTGATCTTGACGGCATTGACTGCCGAGGGGGAGCCCATCGTACTGGACCCGGATCAAGTCGAGCGCCTGAGTGCCGCCCTTAGCATGGACCCTCAAGAGGCCAGTGACAAAATCGCGCTTATGCTGGTGGACAATCTGGGGGTGGTTCTTTGGCCGACAGTGCGCGCTATGCTGCTGAGCCTCGTACTGGGCGGCGTCGGGGGCTATATGCTGGGGGCTTGGTTGTTCCCATGACCGCACGGCAGATCATAGAGGCCCGCCTAGGGCGCAAGCTACCCCCAGCAAGGGGGCTACCACCGGACATGCGCAAGGCGCTCATGGGGCTGGCCCTTCAGCTTATACGGAACAAACGAGAGAACTAGAGCGATGAGTGACGTGAAACGCGAAAGGAAACATGATGAACAAAAGCGAATTCCAAGCCACCATCTTGCTGGGCGCGGTCGAAGAGATGCACGGCAAGGTGTTCTACTGCGAGGATGAAGAGGGCGTCTTGCGGCGCTGGTATCCCCCAAGGCTGCCGAATTTGGAGTCTCTGAAAGAACTGAAAAAGAAGGTGCGGGAAAATTGACCCGGCTGCTCATAGATAGGGAAAACGGCCATGAGTAAAGCACCCCACCACCAAGCGGCGTTTATCAATGCAATAACCGAGGAAGGCACAAAATCCGAAGCGGTTCGGTATCTGCAAGAAACGTGGAATGAACTGTGCGAGGCCCGCGCCCGCATCCGCGAGTTGGAGGCCGCAAAAGGGCTTATGGTGAAACGGCTGAAGTGGAAGAAAACGATTTTCGGGTATGTGGGGCACAGCATCATCGGAAAATATGAAATTTACCCATCAGCCGACTCCGATCAGTGGCTTTGGAGAGGCGAGAATGGAATCGCGCTTGACCAGTATGAGGGCAAAGCAGACGGACCGGGTCAAGCCATAGACGCCGCGCAAGCAGACTATGAGCGCCGCATCCGAGCCGTCATCACCCCCACAACCGTGCGCGGGTCAAGCCTGCCCAACCCACCGAAAGAGGACATGTGATGATCAGAGACGATGAATATGTGGTTTGCCCCCATTGTATCGAGGAGCACGGCGACGCATGGGAATGGTGCAATTCCGAAACACCGCAAGTAGTACGCTGCCAAGCGTGTGACCAGCTATTTCAGGCTTGGGCGGAATACTCAGTGCAATACGTATCTTGGAAGGTTGACAATTCAACTTCAGGGGAATAAGGTAGTAATACCGCAGACGCAAACTTGGGGTTCAAAATGAAACAGAAACCTTTTACCGCAGCCCAACTCAAGGCGCTGACACGTAACTATGAGCAGTCGGGCGGCGCGGATACCGATCCTTGGCCAGTCGTCAAATTCTTTTGCCCGTGGGGGGCCGCCACTTGGCTTATCAGCGAAGCCGAGTGCATGGAAGACGGCGACTACATGCTGTTCGGGCTGTGCGACCTTGGGCATGGCTCCCCGGAACTTGGGCATGTGGCCCTGTCAAACTTGCAAGGGCTGCGCGGCCCTTGGGGCCTGACCATTGAGCGCGACCTGCATTTTACCCCGAACAAAAGCCTGACCGCCTATGCTGATATGTCCCGGAAAGAAGGATACATTTCGGCATGATCCGCCCCTATAAACTCACGACTGAGCTTGAACGCGCGTTTGCCGCCATGTCCCCGCCCGCACGCCTGTTTACACACCTGCGCTTGCATAGGGCCATACTGGCGGCGGCAAACACGGACGCGGCGATAAACAGGCTGCGCACCCAATACGAGTGTGATGACCATCTGATCGACTATGTTACAGCGAACCAGCTTTCCAGTCTGAAGGCCAAGCTGAGACAACAGACCGCGAGGATACACCGGATCACTCAAGACGTTCTGTCTAAATACGGGAACCGCACCTGAATCCGAGTCAGTGAACTTGAGTTCACCGGCCCACACCCACCACAGCTAGGAGACTCCATGCCTGATCACGAACAAAAACCCCCGACTTTCAGTACGAAGCCGGTAAAGGTCGTATCGCCTACGCAAGAGCCGAATACTCTGCCAATCAGCGGGTTCGCCCCCGCGCCGGTTGAAACAGAGGCAATGCCCCTACCTGAAGCGCCCGCCGCAACCGCTACTCAAGTCGAGCTTTTTACCTTCGAGTTTCAACGGCAAGGTGTCCTCTATCGGGCCGAAATCACTTCGAGTCCTGCCACGGGACTTGACCTTGTCTTGCGCAAATCCGTAAACGGAAAATGGATTACGTCCTCGTCCCGAATGCGGGAGGGTATACTGGGCGCGTTCGCCCTTAATCTGGCGCTGAAACAGCTTGCCGGGGATGCAAGCGGTACATAGGGCGCTTCCCCTTCACCCACCACAGCTAGGAGAGCTACAGAATGACAATTGATCTGAGATACATCCTCCCGCTCATTGCGTTCTACGTCCCCGGATTGTTGATCCTGATCGGGGCGTGGGCGCTTGGGTATACGACCGAGGAAGCCCGAGATGCCGTTGCCGTGATGGGCGGCATTTCCGGTGCCATGGCGCTGATTTTCTGCGCCGCATTCCTGTTCTCAGAGCGTAAGCCTATCCGTGTTCGCTTGTGGAAAACGGGCGATGATATCTGAGTTCCCTGAAGCCAACCGGGCCGATCTGCAATTGAATGTGCGGATCGGTAACCGCTTGCAACGTATCGCCCGCCTGTTGGAAAAAGAACTGCACAAAGCCGGAGCTACCAAGGATCAAGCCCAGTTTTCACTATTAATCTGGGGGCCGGGGCGTATGCAATATATCAGCAACGCCGACCGGTCTGGCGTAAAGGCCGCGATGGAGGAAATGATTGCCAAATGGGATAATGACGGGCAAGACCTAGGGAAACCCCATCTACCCCTAGGAGGCATGGACTATGAGTGATACTGCGCTTGCGCGGCTGAAACAGAAATACGCCAAACTGCAATCGAAAGCCCAGATACAATCCGACGAGATAAAGCGCCTTAATCGGGCGCTTACTGCCCTGCGTGACGATCTGGCCGACATCAAGGCACAGCGGGACCGGCTGGCCAAAGAGCGGCGGGCGCAAGGCCCTACTACCCAAATCCAGTGAACTTGAGTTCACCACGCACTAATTTAGGGGTTGACAAAGCCGATTAAGGGGGCTATATTCAACTTACACCACAACCCAACTTGGAGAGTTATCATGCGAACTGAAAGCGACATACTGGAGCGGATACCGGAAGGTCTGGATTTGCTTGACAATGCACTCTGGTCCTTTTGCGCGGATGATCCGCTTGCGGACCATCTGACCTATGACCAATTTGAACTTGGACCGGACTTCATCATCCCGGCGGGAACCAAGGTATTCATGCCGGGCCTATGGGGCTGGACCCATTCAAGGGACATGACCGACCCGGTTACTGTCAGTCTCACACCGGCAAAAGCCTGCACCGTCAAACGGGCGGTAAGTCTCCTTCTATTCCTGTATCACCAGCGTGTAGATCAGGGTCGCTTCTTTTTCATTGAACAGGTTCGTTACGTCAAACCAAACACCATTGAAATCGTATGGGGGACTTGAACCATGGCTGTGATCATCAAGAAGAAGCAGGGGCCGCAACCAGCACCCGAGGCAATCGAAGCTCTGCCACGCGAGGGCGTCCATTTGCGGGCGACTCCATGGGAACGCCAGACGGCCCATGGCTATAAAGGTGGATCAAGCGGGGCGCTCTGTAATACTCCGGCTGCCAAGCTGGATTACACATTCATGGCACGCGCCGTAACCTGCCCCCGGTGTCTCGCCTATATGGCAGATCGCTTGCGCCTTCCCGAGTACCTGACCCTACAACAATGGGCCATTCTTGGCCGAGACCCCATGCCCGGTGCGCCGGACGCGGATAAAGGGGAAGCGTATCCGACGCCCCTGCCGCCCCGGAACGCCTATGGCCGGGCAGGGGTTCGGACTAAGCAAGCGGGAAGCCCCCGCCCGCGCGCACAGGAGCCCGCACAGGAAGCCACCTCTGACCGCCCGGCGGGGAAGGCCCACCCTAAACAGGGGCGCACTCAGAAAGCGGCTCAGTCGCTCTATGACGATTTTTGATATGCGGGGTGGTGCCCGCTAACCCCGACTCCGGTCGGGAAGGCCCCCGGATACTCCAAGGTCCGGGGGCAACCTATTCAACAGGAGAACGCCATGCCACTAGCCATACTCCCGCTCCTATGTTTCAACATCTGGACGGCTGCTTATTTCGTATCTGACAAGGCTGTGCTGGGCTGGGTAGCCCGGAGTTTCATCAATGACTGATATCATTGGAACCATCGGCTTATTACGTCGCTTGCGTAATAAACGCAATCTGGCCTTGTATGCCACGGCGCTGCATCGCACTTGGGGGCCGGACCCCGATCACGGGCCTTTCTATGAGGACTGCTTTTGTGGCGACTGGGCTTGCCGGGCTTGGAAAGCCTATTGGCGATACGAGGCCCTAACGCGAGGTGTGGTATGACTGACAATCTATTGCGCCCGCCCGCGCGCCCGTGCGGGTCATGCCCTTACCGCAAGGATGTACCATCAGGTATTTGGGATGCCAGTGAATACGGGAAGCTACCTCAGTATGATGGCGAAACATGGGAACAATCCCCGAAAGTCTTCATGTGTCACCAGCGTGATGGCTGCCTTTGTGGCGGATGGCTTACTACACATGATCCGCGCCACCTGTTGGCTCTCAGGCTTAATCCGGTGCACTCAAGTGCATTTGAATATCGGGGGACTCATGGAGTTGCGTGTTTCGCATCCGGGGCTGAAGCCTGTGCCCACGGGATGAAAGATGTAGAGAGTCCAACCCCTGAAGCGACCCGGAAAGTGCGGGGTCTCTTGAAAAAGCGCGGCGATTTGAAAGCCTGATTAAAAGATGAAACCAGAGGGTTGACAAGGCAAACTAGGGGGCCTAGCTTCAACCATACCACGCGCCCCCAGCCTAATGCCGGGGGCCAGCACAGGAGACTCAGACTATGGCCGCTAAACTGCACGAATTGCTGGCAGTCATGAACGACGCCGCCCAAGCCGCAAACTCGATCTTGAGCGAAACCAGTACCACGTTTTCGAAACGCCCGGATCACTTCAAGGGGCAGACCAAGACGGTCAGCTTCTTTGATGAAGCCCGTGCCGGGGAGAACTTGTCGGAGACCAAGGAACACGTTACCACAGTGTACGACAAGCTGGATCATACGGCGCGGGTGGTGGGCCGCTACTGGGATGCGCTCTTGCAACTTGAAGAGACAAACCAACACGCACGGGCCGATCTGGTCATCGGCGGCGATACGCTTGCCAAGGATGTCCCGGCCACCTTTCTTTTGGGCATGGAAACCCGGCTGAAAGAACTGCGGGCCGTTCTTATGCAGGCCCCTACTCTTGCGCCCGAACTGTCATGGACCGTGGATGAGACCGCCGGACAGGGCGTGTACGTGAGCCCCGCTCAAGTGAACTTCAAGGGCGAGAAACAGCGGATGCACAAGGTCGTCTATGATGCGACCAAGGAACACCCGGCCCAGATCGAGACATGGACTGAAGACAAACCGGTAGCCCGGATCGAAGCGGTTCACCGCTCTACCATGCTGACCCCGGCTGCCAAGTCGGCCATGCTGGAACGGTGCGATGCATTGATACGGGCAGTGAAGAAGGCCCGGCAACGGGCCAATACCGTTGAGGCCAGTTCCCGAAAGATTGCCAAGGGGATGTTTGACTACATCACCGCAGGCTAAAGAATGGGGGTAGCGCAAGCTACAGTGCGGCCCGATACGGCGGGTCAGCTACCGGATGATCCTTCGGGAAACATGCCGAGTACGCAATATGCGGCTTGATCAGCCGATGCGCTGCCCCTACCCACATCCCATAGGGGATAGACTCAGAGGACTTGTAAGGCTGAATGTAACAGGGCTTTTCCCGCACACGCGGGGCCGGGCCAAATCAGATTCTTGCCCCTCAGAGTGACAGACAGACGGAGGACACACACCAGAGGCCCGAACATCTTAAAACTGGAAGGTCGGCGGTTCGAATCCGCCCCCGCGCTCCATAAACATATCATCCTATGCGCGGGTAGCTCAGTGGTTAGAGCGTCCGGGATATCAGATTAAGGAACGGGCATTACTGGATAGCCTCAAGAAGTCAAACGATGGATTGCCTACGTTGGATTGGGCATCTGACTTTAGATCAGACGAACGCGGGTTCAATTCCCGCTCTATCAAAACCGGGGGGGCCGCTTTAGGGAATTGCGCGCCCCCTCACCCTATTCTGGACTGGGTATGCAAGAGTTCCTATACAAAGATGATATCGGGCAAGCGCCCTGCCCTGAATCATGAAGGTAAGCTGCCCCTGTCAGACATAAAGGTACTCGACCGTGAAGACGACCCGGCGTATTGGCGATCATGAGCCCCTGCTCATACCCGAGGAGGGGGGTCCGTGCTGGTGCGGCGGCCCCTGCCACCTCATGCTAGTGTCCAAGGGGGATTGTCTTTGCTGTGCTACTAAAGCCCCCTGCTGGGCCTGTGAGAACGCTCAATTGATTTGCGATGGGTGCTATAGGGCGGCGAATGAAATCGACATAGCGATAATTGCACTTGGTCCTATGTTCGGTCAGTGAACTTAAGTTCATTTATGGGGTTGACAAACGCACCTAAGGGGCTTAAGTTAGGGCTAGCACCACGGCCTAACTTGGAGAACTGAAATGCCCCTTAAGCCGATCACCAACCTCAAAGACGAGATTGTTGCCAAGCGTAACCAGATTCTGTCACTCGAATTGCCCATGCAATCTTTGCGCATTGCCGAGCGCAAGGCGTGGGCAAAATTCCGGGCCTCGAAAACCAATGAAAACCGCGTGACATTCTATGGCATTCGCGCGGCTATCAGCATCTATGAGAATGGGGGTGCGGCATGACTTCGGCTGTCACCGTATCCAAGGAACGGACCCCTGATCACCACCCGCGCCCCGTTAACACAGACGCGCCCCGGCGCAGAGAATGGATACGATGAACTTAAGTTCATTTACAGGGTTGACAAACGCATTTAAGGGGCTTAAGTTTTAGGAATAGCGGCCTAGCTCAATAGGGCGGGGCGCTATGCTTTTAAATGGCTCATATCCAAGAAAGGACTGCAAATGGCCTATAGAATCAGAATAGAAATCCCCGGCGGGACGCTTTATCCCGCCATGGCAAATGAACCCACGTTTCTGACATTCAAAAAGGCAGAAGCCCGTCGCTATAGGTCGGCTTCGAACGCCGATGCCGAGATTCCCAAATGGGATAAGACGCTGAGCAAACTCGGGTTTGTTGATCAAGTTATCTGGGCTGAAGACGCGGACGAATGAGCGATAAGCGCCGCGCCATTCCGAAGCTGAGCCCCCCGCGCCCGCGCGGGGGGCCTTCTAGCGTCCATGCCTATCTGAGCCCTGAAGACTATCGTCTCTATTATGAGGTCGTCATGACGCGCGGTATATCCGGCTCTGAAACTTTACGGCAGTTGATCCGGGAAGAAGCCGCGCGGCTGAGTCTAACATGAAAGTCTGGGCCTCCCCCGCCGCCCGTGCCCTCACAGGCGAACAGGGAGGCTCACTGAGGGCCTTGGCAAACTGGGCCTATGCCCAGCGCCGGTTTCGCGACCCGGCCCCTCATGAGGCCCGCCTGTGGCCCATAGGCCCCAACGCTACTGTAGTGCTGGATGAAGGGCGCTTGCTGGTCCGGCATGGCGACACAATCACAATCTATGCAATGGAGGAACTTACATGACCAATCGAGTACGCCATTTCTTTCTGGAACAGGCCGACGCCGAAGCCTATGCGAACAGGGTGCGTGCCTCGTATCCGACTTCCGATCTGGTCTGCATTGAAAATGTCAACGCCGAAGACAAGGCACGGGGCTATGACAACCCCCGGATCAATGGCTGGGCTGTGATTCACGACACAATACCCAAGTACCTGACATGGGATCACATGGCGAGTATCTACGACGCTCTGATAGGCGGGTGCCCGGCTCGAACACTACCCATGAAGGTGGTTGCGGGCAAACTGGAAGACGCCGGGCATGTGGGGGTGGCCGATGAGGAAGACGGTCCCTACTACATCATCGGGGGGAACAGCAGTGCCTGTTAGGATCAAGACGCCCTGATACCTTGTAACCTTTTGTAAAGCCCGCCGCCCCGATAATGCTTGCTTAATGCGGAATATACCGGTAAATTTTCACGAAAATGGATAGGGGTTCATAGTATGGCAGCAGTTCAAATCTGGTTCCACACCGGGTTCGCAACCGGGAATACCGGGGATACGGCTCTCCCCAAAGAACCTCCGGTCGGCTACAACTCTGAGACGGTCAGCACATCAAACGTGGAAGTGGCCATACCGGTTTCGGCGGCTATCGCGGTTATCGAAACAGACGCCGCAATCGCTTACAAGGTTGGGGGCGTAGCCGTATTCGCTGACGATCCCGTCATCGCCGCAACTGAAAACAGCCGCTATGTCATTGATGTTTCCAGTCGTGCCACGCTGGGGCTGATCGCCGGGGCTTGATCGTGTCGCACAAGGTTCCCCATGGTGTTGTCTGGCCTCGCGTATGCGCGCCTTTAGGGCGCTTGGGCTATGGGGCGGGGATGATGGGCACATCGGCTCTTTTCAGCAAGACGTTTACAATGACGGTCGGAACAGACGGTGGCGTGCGGCGCGGGTTCCGGCTGAACAGTTATGGGGCGCTTGATACTATTGATTTTGATGGGATTAACATAAGCCGGGTATGGCTTGCCGAATTCAGCGTCGGAGCGCCTATTGGCCGCTTGCTGTTCGGCGCACCCTCGCAATACCAAGACACGACAATTCTGACAGTCCAGTACGGCGATCAAAACCCGATCCCCCATTTGTGGTCAGGTAGCGATTATGATGCTGTTAGTTCGGCAGACACCATCGCGGCTTACGACTTTCTTAATAGCAATGTCGGCAATGACATAAGCATGACCATAGCGGTCGGCGCTTAAGCTGAGAGTTGCGGGCCAGTTCAGTACCCTGTATCTTGAGTACACTGTTCATGATACCCAGATAAAGGTCGGTAATGTTCCGCTTCCCTACAGGACCGTTGATACCAGATGCAGGCCGCGTCCTTGGGTTTTTGGCCCCCGGCTTTAGCCGTGTGTCCGGGGGCGGCACGCCCGCGCCTGACCCGGAAATCGACAATGTTCTGTATGTCAATAATGAGTGGACCAGCTTTGCCGATCAATCCCCGGCAGCCGGAACAGTTACTGAAATCGGAACACCGGTTTCCGACGCCTCTTTGAAGCTGAATGGGCGGAATACTCTCGGGTTGGATGGAAACTCTGCATTGCATGTCGATGGCACTGGCAGCACGGCCTCTATCTCCAACACGGGCATAGACTTCACATGGGAAGCTTGGATTTACATGACGGATACTAGCAAGCTCAATACCGTCATAGGCAAGCGCGATACCTCATCCGCTGAAGAAGGTCGGATCATTTACGATCCGGGTACAGATCGCATGCGGTTTGCGGCCTTTCGAAACGGGAGTGCGATAGTCGATATGTTTTCAGACGCCGATTTGAATGAAGCGCAGTGGTATCACGTCGCGATAAGCCGGGAGTCCAACACCTACCGAATGTTCATTGATGGAATCACGCAAGCCGACACATCTAGCGGGGCCTTGTCCCCGACAGCCAACGGCTCGTCCATCTATATCGGCGATAACCGGTTTAACACCAGTCGCCGCTTTACCGGGAACATGGGGCCGGTCAGGATTACCCGCAGCGTTGCGCGGTATACAGGGGACTTTACGCCGCCCGCGCTCTTTCCCCTGACTTGATCATTGCATCAAAGGGAGGTATCGTGACACAAATGCGAGGACAGGCCATGACACTTAAAGAAGCTGTAGAAACCCTGCACCAGTTGAACGCCCAGATTGCCGACTTGGCGAAACAGGAAAATGCTCAAACGGACATGCAGGACCGCGATCAATTCAGGAAGATCGACTCGGAAAAGCGGCTCGTGTACGCCGAAGTGTATCTTCCCGAGGTCGAGGACGCGCATGGCCACTCCATGACAGCCGAGGAAATCGAAAAGATGGCGCACGGGTTCCTCAAGTCCCGCCGCACTACGGCTATCGACATCAATCATGACAATAACGTGGACTACGGTTGCGTGATGGTGGAGAGCTTTATCGCACAGAAGGGCGACCCTACTTACATGCCGGGCGCATGGGTCGGCGTGGTCAAGGTCGAAAACGACGAAATCTGGCGTAAAGTCAAAGAGGGCGAACTGACAGGCTTTTCTTTTGAAGGGCTGGGTTACCTGATCGAAGAATGATCGACAATCCCATGTTCAAAGGCTCGTGGGCTTCCCGAATTGAGTGCCTGTTCGGGGGCTATGACATTGCCGACAAGCGCGTGCTGGATATCGGGTGCAACATGGGGGTGGTCGGCTATGAGATATGCAAGCACGGCCCGGCCCATTACACAGGTGTAGATCGGCTGAGCAAGCACTTGGCTGTTGCACGCGCCCTGTTTCATGGCATTGAAACCCCACATGAGTTCCATGATCTTGATCTGGTAATGGAAGGTTGGCACTGCGGCTATCAATATGATGTGGTTTTCCTGTTGGCTGTATGGCACCACCTTGTAAAGGGTTATGGCCGGGACAAAGCACGGGCTACGCTAATGCCCTTCTTTGACAAAGTAACGCACACTGTTGTGGTGCGCGGCCCGCCCGATCAAATCCTGACCTACGCCCTGTATGATGCTGGATTACGCCTTTGCGATATCCGCCCTTCAAGTATGGGCTTGCATCCTTTGGCTATCTACGCGAGATAATGCACTTGACCGGTGCACTTGCGTTCACTATTCTCACTGCCACAGTCCGACGCAGGAAGGATGCCTTCGTCTCGCAGCACCATAATCGCGATACACAGGAAGGCCCATGCCCAATCCCGACAAAGACAAGAAGAAGCACAAAGTCCAACGTCTGGTGGACGTTGAAGTCACGCATGTGTCGCTTGTAGATCGCCCCGCCAACCGGACGCCGTTCAAGGCGATCAAGCGTGACGAGGCCCAACTTGAAGGAGCAACCCCGATGAATATCACACTGAAAAACCTGTTCGGCACTCGTCTGCCGGAAGTCACTTCCGTGATGGCCGATACCGCTGACAAGGCCATGGCCGTGGCCAAGATGATCATGACTGACGGTTCGGTTTCCGTTTCGGAACAAGAGGGAGTTTTCATTGCCCGCAAGACCGGCACTGAAGCCAATGACGCCGAACGCATTGTGCACATGGGCAAACGAGTCGGTATCGCTTATACGGTGGCCCACGCCGAAACCAAACTGACCAAGGCGTTGGCGCTGTATGACAGCGAAAGCATGGACTTCGGCGAGACTGTGCAGAAAGAGGGTTTCGTGCCCGGCCTCTACACCGCCACCGAGGCGCTGCACACCACCATCCGCAACATTGCGATGGACGAGGAAACCAAATCGCCCACCGATTTCAACGCCAAGGTGTCCAAGGCGCTTGACGCATTCGGCGCGTTTGTATCGGGCCTGATCGAAGCCCTGCCCGAACAGGCGTTCAAATTCGAGAAAGCCATGCTGTCGGTGATTTCTCCGAATGAACTCCAAACATCGCGCCCTGAAGGCGAGGGGTTCAATACAGACGTGTACGACGCAATTTTCGGGGAAACCGAGGGGACTCCGGCGACACAGGCCGACACACAGGCGGGCGAAGCCGGGTCTGAAGGGGTCGAAGATGCACAAGGCGAAAATGGCACTGGTGCGGACCCTCAAGAGGCGGCTAGCACCGCCGACACACCCGACACTTCGGAGAGCACCGATACGCCCGGCAAGGCCGCTGCTGATACTGAAGGGGACTCGGATGGCTCTTCGCAAGGCGAGGATGACAAGGCTGACGCCGCGCCCGCCAATCTGGAAGAGTTGCCGAAAGGGGCAGCCGAAACCCAAGCCATGTCGCAAGAGGATATCCTTGCAGGCGTGATGGAAGGGCTTACCAAGACCGTGGGCGCGTCGGTGGCCGAGGCTTTGGCCCCGCTGACTGAGCGGATGGATGCGCAAGATGCAACCATTCAGAAAATGTCGAAAGCTGTCGGCGGTGCCGTGCTTTCTGCACCGGAGGAAGACGACGACACCGTGGTCCACCTCAACAAGAGCGGTGGGGGTCAACCTTACGGTGGGGGTGAGCCCCCGCTTATGGACACCGCCTACCGCACTACGAAACAGGGCTAAGGCCCGATCTTAGGCCAATCAACAAAGGAAAGGGCCATACCATGAACAACCGTGACCTTCTGCGCAAAGCCGATCTGGCACTGAGCGATCTGACCAGCGACGGCGGGCTGTTGACTGCGGAACAGGGCAATGCCTTCATTCGCAAGCTGATCCTGCAACCCACGATGCTGGCCGTGATCCGTATCGTTGAGATGAATGCGCCGCAACGGAACATCAACAAGATTCAGTTCGGGACTCGCATTCTTCGCGCCGGTACTTCGGCTACAGCCCTGTCGTCGGGCGACCGCGTGAAGCCGACAACCAGTCAGGTGCAACTGAACACCGATGAAGTGATTGCCGAAGTGCGCCTGCCTTATGACGTGATCGAAGACAACGTGGAACGTGGCAATATCGGGCTGAACTCCGATGGTTCGGGCGGCGCTGGCCAACCGGCGTCCGGCGGGCTTGTCGATACCATCCAGACGCTCATGGTCGAAGCGGCCTCGCGTGATCTGGAAGAACTGGCAATCCAAGGGGACGCGACCTCTACCGATGACTATCTCGCACTGGAAGATGGTTATCTTGCCGATGTGACTTCTGGCGGCAATGTGGTCAACGTGCTGGGCGGCACCGTCTCTCGTTCGATGTTCAAATCGGGTCTGCAATCCCTGCCCCCGCAATACCACCGCGACCGGGCGTCGATGATGCATTTCCTGTCTGTGGACAACGAAATCGAGTATCGGGACACTCTGGCCGCGCGGGCGACCGGGCTTGGCGACAACACGATTACCGGCTTCAATCCGGTCTTCGGGTTCGGCGTGCCTGTCCAACCCGTGCACCTCATGCCCAACGACCATGGGTTGCTGACCAACCCGCTGAACTTGGTCATGGGTATCCAGCGTCAGATCACTCTGGAATACGACAAGGACATTTCCGCCCGCGTGTACAAGATGGTGCTGTCGGCGCGTGTGGCCCTTGTGGTCGAAGAGACTGACGCGGCTGTCGCCTACAACAACATCGGCGGTGTTGACTGGCCGTAAGCCCTTCGCCCTGACGGGGGCGGGGAACCTCCCTGTTGGACTGAGCGGGCCGGGAAACCGGCCCGTTTCTTTTTGTGAACTTGAGTGCACTGAAGGGGTTGACAAACGCATGTAGGGGGTCTATCCTAAGCCTACACCACGATCAACCTTGGAGACCCCTTATGCTTATCTATCAACCCCGCCTTACCGATGATCAGATTGCCGAGATAAACGCGGCCCTTCGCCCTCATGCCGCTTTCATGCGCACTACGACTCTTATGGGCTCTCGAACTGCGGTATGGGGCGTGGTCGCCGATGCCTTGGACTACTATTCTCACACCGCGAATGTAGACGCTGAAACCCCGGATGAGGTCTTCGTTATTATCAACATCGGGCCTAAGCATCGGATAGAGCGGCTTGGCAAGATGCGCTCTACATCAGTCGGGGATGTGCTCTTGACCAAAGAAACCGGCACGGACAAACAAGGCTGGGTATGCCTGCCTTTCGGATGGCTGGAACTGACACCGGATCAGATCAATTTCTTCCTGACCAAAGTGTCTACGCACATCAATATGGGCGAGTCGATCCGGTAACCCCATGCCTCTTAACGTGAACATATATACCAGCACCTATGAACGCACCCACGGGGCCTTGCCGAGAGGTAAGGGCTCATGGGCTTTCATCCTCATGGACCGGAACTTTGAATGTGAAACCGTGTTCGCCCCGGCCAATATGACGTTGGCACAGGCAAAAGCATGGATGCGTGACTACTGTATCAAGCACCATGGGGACAACCCCCGTGGCTATCAGGATGTAGAAGTCGCCCCCTGATACTTTGTGAACTTGAGTTCATTGCAATCTGCGAGTAGAGTGCCCCTATCCGGCAACTGGCCCGGTGATTTCTCTGCATGGCAGATGACCAAAAGGAACCAAGCATGTTCAAAGTAATCACACCCCAAGGCGACGACCGCTATATGGTTCAACTCGTTGGCCCCGCCTCCTACCGCATGGGCAACCTCCGTGCATGGCGCGGCCAAACCCTCCCCGTTACCAAACGCACCCGAGATTATCTGGTTCGCAAGACCAACGGCGCGTGGCAGGACTTCGATCCGGCACCGCAAGAGCCCGTTGAAGAACTCATGCCGCCGCAGTTCGGGGAAGAAGGTGGGCCGATGATCGACATGGAAGATATCGACCCCAGCACCAATCCACCCCTGTCCATGGAACACGCCATGGCCTTGGCCGCAAAAGGGCAGGGTGGCGAAGTGCCGACTAACGGGCCGATCTACGCCGAAGGGGCTGACGTGTCGGGCATTGACCCCGCCGATCTGAACCAGAAGCCCATGGGAAGCCCTGACGTGCCCGATGAGTCGGGGGATATGACTTCGGCTGATCTGGGCAAGGGCGGTGCAAAGAAGGCCACTGGTGGGGCCACTGCGGGCTCTACAGCGAAAGCGGCTGGAAAGACCGGCGTGAAGTTTACGACCAAAGCCACCCCCAAAGCGGATGCGTCGGCTGACCCCGAGGTCGCACAGACGGTATCCTAACTGAAGAGGGAAGCGACGATGCACCTATTCAATCTGGACGAGTTCGGCCAACGCTTTGGTATCGACATGACGGTGGCGGATTTCAATGCCGCTGTTACTGAAGCGTCCAAGGCCGCGACACGCACCGTCGCTTCCCGTTTCCGTTTCAAGGATTTCAACCTCTATACCGCGCGCCGGGATATCTTTCGGGTGGACCGGGTATTCGGATATGGCAATCAGCAATATCGGCAGTTCAAACTGGCGCGGGGGTTCATTGATGGCGTGAATGGGTTTTCGGCCCGATACACGGACAACATCATTCACATCCGCAACAACGAAACTGATCAGCTTACGGATTTGCAAGATATCAATGAGGACGGGCAGTCCGACTACCTCGTGGTGGATGCGAACAACGGGGTTCTTACGACGCATTCCCTTGACCTCACGGGGCTGTGGGTAAAGGTCACCTATAACTGCGGACTGACAGTCGCGCCCGAGGACGAATTCGAGGGC